GTGGAGACCGCCTGCACCACTAAAGGCACCACCAGCAACTCTATATTTCATTCCTAGGGATCTTGAAATGATATTTACTAATCCACCTCCGGCGAACATAATTGACCAAATTGCCAATCTGAATGGAGCGGTGAGCGTTTTTGCAACCCAGGATTTACCAAAAAGTTTACTAATTGCTAATGTTCCAACCGCAAAACCTAAGACATTGCCAAACCATTCTACAACTTTATCCTTAGTATCTTTTTGCTTATCTTTCAGAGCCTGTTCATCTTTCTTTGCGTCTTCAAATATACCACCTTTAATTCCAAATAATCCTGCTACCCAGTCTATAAGAATTTTACCTGTTTCAGAGAAAAATTTACCTATAGATTTAAATGATTTTCCTACAGCCTCAATTTTTTCTGTCGAGGTCATTTCGCTCCAACCCTCAAAGTTGGCTTTAATATCCACAAACATTGTTTCTATAGCTTTCCAGAATTTTATTAAACCTTTTATTGTTTCTGGTAATAAAGTGTTTTTTGACCATTCCCAAAGCCATACCGCAATTGGTGCTAATACATCATACATTGCTTTTAAGGCACCTTTTAAAGATTTCCACATTTCTTTCAGCTGTTTCATGTCTAATTGAGAAAATAACGCAATCATACCAACGCCTAAAAGAGTCGTAAGAATTTTAGAATATTTCAACATCATCTTCTTAATATTGGCAATGAAACCTGTTTTACCATCTTTGTCACCAATGGTAGATTTGAACATAGCTTTTAATTCATCAATTAATGCACGATCAGCCGCTTTTTTTTCTTTGATTTCTTCTACATTTTTTTCAGGAGGTTTACCGAGGATTTTTGATTGTTCTTTAATGGCTTCATTGATTTTTTGCAGAGCTTTTAAATTCTCTTTTTCAAAACCCATTCCTTCTTGGTGTCTTTTTTCTTCAGCTTTTTTTTCTTCTGGTGATAATGCCATTAGTAGTTACCCTTGTTGCATTTGTTGTTGTTTATTTCTTTCATTTTCTTCTTCTATCCATTTCATTAATAACAATAAATAGATTTCACGTTCCCATGGAATTAAATTTTCTACCTCAGTTACCGACCATTTATGATGATGCATCAAACTAAAATTGGTTTGGTAATAGTTAGTTACCGATTCGGAACCAAGGCTTACACGAAAAAAGATCCTAGACCCTCCAGGGTCTTTTCACTTTTCCATCCACACATACTAGCCTTTTTTGATTTACCATTTTTGTTCGTACATTTTAATTCAAATGTATGTTTTAATACTGGAATTGTATCAAAGAATTTTTGAATCTTAGTAAATGAGTTATCAGGTAAAGATTCTAAAAATTTATCTAGTTCTTCTCGCGTGTGATCTTTTGTTGAATATACTGTGTCCTTATCCCATATAGATTCAATACAAGAAGAAATTGTATTGAAAATATTTTCTACATCTGTTTGGTCTTGTTTAATAGTCTTTTGTATTTGCATTGAAGGATAACTCATCATTACACCAACATCCTCTGATAATGGTATTTTGTTAGTATGTCCTTCAGTTCGTTGTATTTTTACTGCTGATAAATCAACTTGTACTGGAATTTGTTTTTTACATTTATCACATTCAAATGATAGATCAACAACTTCACCTTTTGATTTACTTCTTAATTGTAAAAATATATACTCAATGTCAAACATTGGCATACTTTCTATATCAAGTGTGTTATCTACACAATTTCCAATAATATTTTTAATTGCGGTTGTCATTTGTTCTTCATCATCACTTTCCATCGCAATTAATAGAATCTTTTCTTCTTTAACTAAAAAAGGTCTAAAACTTACTTCTTTATTCGTTGACGGAATTGTTAATTTATATTTTGGTACTGTTATTACTGGTAATCCCATTTCATTTCACTCCTATATAAAATGATGTTATTAAAATTCTAATTTACCACATTTTCTCTTTCCATTGTTCCATTGTTAATGTTGCTGGTAGAGCGGCTCTTTCTTGTTTTATTATAGTTGACATTTTTGGCAATTTTAATTTTGAGAACGGACTGTCTAATGTAGTGGCACCAAATTCTCTTAGTGCATTCATAGCACCAAAACTATCTGACAATAAACCACCCGCTCTTTCCTTTTGACTTTTCTTGAGAAAATCTGTATAGACAGCCTTACGAAACATAATGTCTGTTGTCATTTTTTGAATACTTCCAGCTGTTTCGTGACCAAGTTGTAAATCTGATATTGATTTAGGATAGGCATCAATTAATTTACATTGTTGCATAACTCTTAAATCATCTCCAAATGTTCGTTCCCATTCATCAGCGGGTTCATCGGTACCTTTTTCCATACGCGATAATTGATATATTGTTATAGTTGATACATAATCTTCATAATATCTTAGACGACCTACATCTCCAGGATTTATATGATCTAACCAATCTTTAAAGAAATTAAATTCAAACATTTGATCGCTCAGATAAAAACCCATAGTGCATGCATTATTAAGTTTTTCATAAACATATTCTCTTTTTAAACCATATGTTTTATGTTCTTTAGTGGCCATTACAAACCCTGGCATATTTACAGTTTCACAATTTAGAAACAAATTTTGCATTTCAGCAGAACTATAATTAGTGAGCAATGCTGGAGGAGGAGAAATAATAACACTATATAAGTAAGGTCGTGAAAATAGATTACTTTGTCTAACATTAGCCATCATTCTACTTACACTATTGTTAGGTGTTTTAGTTGGGGAAGGGAATTTTTTACTATCACCAAGTTTACTAGTATTACCAGTTCCAAAAGGAATATTAAACCCGAGATTTACTCCGCCAACTTTCCATCTTCCGCCTATGTTAAATGCCATTTAATTACTCCCTGATTTTCTCATTTCTTTTAATGAGTTTTTCCAAACTCTTTCTGAAGCGTATTTTCCAAATGTAGATGTAACAAAATGCTCTACTTTTGGTTTTTCTAAAAGACCTCGCCAATCTTCTTTATTTATTCTTAGTATCTTTCCACCTCTTATATTTTTAATTATATAGTGTCGATAACATATTTTTGCTGGTCTAAATTTTCTCATAGTAAATAAAAGACCTCTAAAAAACTTAGCAAATGCTACTGGAGAACGATGCAAGTCTGGACTAAGTTTTTCTAATTCATCTAATAGTGGTACTCGCATATCTGGAGGTAAATAATGAAAGTCTAGACCACGAAAAAGAGAACCACCCCCTCCTTCAGATAATTCTGATTCTACAGACGACCCTTTTAGTTTTCCACGTTTACCTTTAGCTTTTGGTACTTTACCTAATGAAAATACTAATGGAAATACATTGTAAAATTCATTTGGTTTATGTGTAATATATTTGAAGAAATAAAATTTAGAGGAGTAAATTCGTGTTACTCTCTTCCCTGATATTTTATGAATCCCTGCATCTATAGTTTCCATAACTATATTTATAAGAGTTTTTTATATTTTTTAGACGGAATACCTAGTTCCTTTTCAGTTAAAATAATGAATTCCATACCACGTTTTTCTGCCCATTTACGAGCAGCCTTCCATTTAGCCTGATTCATTATGAATGATTTTAGTTTTTTGACGTATCCTGGTGTTTGTTTTTTAGGTTTTCGGGGTGGTTTACATTGAACAGCAGGTTTCACTTCGACTATATATTTTTTATACTCACCAGTAGTTGATTTGACCTTTACATAGAAATCTACAAAATATCGTCTGGTTTTCTTTTCAGCGGGATTATAGTAAGGTATGATAACATTCTCTGAACCCCATTCAATCACGTTTGGGTGAGTGTCTAAATACTTCATATATTTTAATTCCCATGAAGAGCGATACTCACATTCTTGAAGATTCGCCACATATTTTTCTTTATTCTGTATTATATAACGACCAACTCTAGGATATTTTTTCATATAACTCTTATAAATATATTATATTAGGTATTTATAACACAGGAGAATAAGTATGGCCACATTTATGGAAAGCTCAGGAGGTTTTCAAACTGAAGTTCCAGAACTATTTGATAGAAGTAGAGCACAAATGGATCAGTTAACTGAGCAGGCCGTTAACCAAACAGGTAAGACTGAAGGAATTGAAACATATAGATATCCTCTTAATATTGATAATTTCAATACTGACAATGATGCACCGGTAGTCTATGAATGTATCCATTTTACAGCTGTTAAACAAGGTGGTATTTCTTTTGAAGATACAGCAAGAGAAAAGAGTGCTCAGGCCGCGCTTCAAAATCAAATAGATAATACATCAAGTAAGGGTGCATCTAATAAGTGGTTTGCTGATAAGGGTATCAAAGAAATGTCTGGTTCTTATGAACATCCCGAGCTGAAGAAGCTTCTAGAAGCAAAGGCTAAGCTAAATCAACAAGATACTGAAAATTCAGAAAGAAGTAAAGCAGAAGCGGGATGGGAGAAGATGAAAAGTGGCCTAAACACAATGGGCACGGTGTTTCAGACCCAGAAGAAACAAGTTCAATCTGAGCCAGAAAATTTGGCACATTGTTTTTTATATATGCCTGCTTCTGTACAAGAAGGATTAGGTGCTTCATGGGGAGTAGAATCACTTGGTGCTGTGGGACACGCTGTACATCAAGGTATTCGTGGTGGTAATGTTGATGATATTATGAAAAATTTTACTGGGGGAGCTATCTCTGATCTTGCCAAAAGTGTTGCTTTAGCAGCTGGTGCGACAGCTGGTGCATTTTTAGCTAAAAATGCTGTGATAGGTGCTTTAGGTGCAGCAGCAATGTTTGGAGGTGTTGGTGCTGGCTTACAAATGGCAGGAAGATTTACACAAAATCCTTTTGAGGAACAATTATTTAATGGAATAGGATTTAGAGAATTTCAATTTGATTTTGCATTTTCACCTCGTAATGAAACAGAAGGTATGCAAATTGCTGAAATTATTAAAATGTTTCGACTTAATTCTAGACCAAATTTTGTTGATGGGTTTATGGGACAAGGTCTTTATACTTTTCCTAATGAATTTGCAGTTGAATTTATGAAGAATGATGGTGGTGGGGTATTTGTACGCAATAAAAGGCTTCCACAAATATATAATTGTGTTTGTACTAATGTTCAAACAAATTATACACCAGAAGGATTTTGGACAGCTTTGAGAGATGGAACACCAGTATCATATGGATTAACTCTTGCAATGACAGAAACTAAAAAAATTACACAAAAAGACGTAAAGGATGGATACTAATGGCATATTTTAAATATTTTAATAAAATTTCTTATGATGTTCGAGGATCACAGGATCGACTTGAGATTGATACTGTAACGAATATACTCCAACGAGTTCGTTTAAGACTAGATGGTATTAAATATCGTTCATTCTTTGCACAACATATAATCCATGATGGTGAAACTCCAGAATATTTAGCACATCAATTTTATGGTGATTCAGAGTTACATTGGATTATTTTATATGCACACCAGGCAACTAATCCATATTATGATTGGCCATTAAAATACCATGATTTAAAAAAGTTTGTTGAAAAAAAATATGGAGAGAAAACATATGACCCACATCATTATGAAGATGATGAAGGTTATGTAGTAGATGAAGAATATTTTGACAGGGACTTAATGTCTTGGGTACCAACGCCTGGAACTACAGCTGTTACTAATTTTGAATATGAAGAAAAATTGAATGATAATAAAAGACAGTTGATGATTATTAGACAAGAATTTATTGGTGGGATTGTCAAAGAATTTAAAATGTTATTGAAATAGGTTAGTTATGGCAGAAAAACAAATAGAAGCCACAGAACTTTATATTGAAGCGATGGAGTTGCAAACTCCGTCTGCCACAATACCCTTACAAGATAAGTGTATTGTATTTAATTTGTATGAAAATATGTTTCAAGATGCAGTTACCGCAGATATGATGGTAAATGATTCTGTTAATCTTCCCCAAAAAGCTCCTTTACTCGGTGAGGAGTATCTTAATCTTATGTTTTCCAATAGATCAACAGGTGGTGAAGAAACTGCCGTGGCACCAGGTGATCTGTATGTTACATCTATAAGTGATCGCTATCTTACTAAAGATAGACAACAAATGTATATGATACATTTTACATCTGAAGCAAGTATGGTTAATGCTAATACATCTGTTAGTGAATCTTTTCGTGGAAAGAAAATTAGTGATATTGTTAATACAATATTAGATGATTATCTGATTTCTGATAATGAATTTGTAGTAGAAGAAACTGAAGGGCTTGAAAATATTGTAATACCTAACTGGAAACCATTTAAAGCACTTAATTGGTTAGCTAAAAGAGCTGTTAATAAAAGTGGTGTACCTAATTTTTTATTTTTTGAATCTAGTGGTGTTACATATTTTAAAAGTGTTGATAGTTTAATGAAAGTTGAACCTAAAGATAGGGAAAAACTACAAAAATTTATATTTTCTCATGTTTTTGAGAAAGATAAAATTCTTGGTGAATTAGTGGCAGGGAGAACTCATTGTACAAGTTTGGAAGTGATGCATCAATATAATACAATGAGAAATACTAATAAGGGTTATTATGCATCTAAATTAATTACACACGATATTGTAAAAAAGGAAATTAAAGAACATACATACAATTTAATGATGGCATTTGATCCGTTTATTACTCACACAGATATATATATGCCTGTAAGTCCGTCTGATACTGTCTATGAAGTGCAAAATAGAACTAGTTTTGCTCCAGATGGTATTATTGGAAAGCCTGGTGAAAAGATGCAATCATTTTATGATAGTAACGTAATGTTTTATCCAAAACATGATAGACTGTATTCAAAATCTAAGAGTGATGATTATGATAATAAAGTAGAGGAATGGAAATTAAGAAGAAATACTTTAATACTTGGATTGGGTCAAATTAAATTATGTTTAGAATTTCCTGGTCTATCATATTTACGAGTTGGTCAGATGATTGATTTAGTTGTACCATCACCAGAAAAAGTAATAGAACATAAAGCTGGTAATATTAAAAATAAGGAAGAGTTAGTTGATAAATATTTGTCTGGTCTTTATATGATTGTAGCAATAAAACATTCTATTAGTATGGTAGATGAACAAAAGTATGAGTATACAATGATGGTAGATGTTGTTAAAGATGCGTTACCTGAAGCACCAATATATTATGATGGTAACACGAAGAAGGGTGGGTAATATGGAACAACTTATATTTTGGCAGGGAGTTGTCGAACATAGGATAGACCCTTTAATGTTGGGTCGGTGTCGTGTTCGCGTTCTTGGTTCTCATACTGATGATAAAGAATTGATACCAACTGAAGATTTACCTTGGGCTTATCCATGTCAATCAATTACATCTGCGGCTATGAGTGGTGTTGGTCATACACCTATGGGACCTGTAGAAGGGACATGGGTGTTTGGTTTTTGGCGTGATGGAGAAAGTCAACAAGAACCTGTAATGATAGGAACATTTGGTGGTATACCACAAGCAGGTGCAACTCCTTCTTTAGGTTTCAATGACCCAACGGGTAGATATCCATTATTAACTGAATTTGAAAAAGAAGAAGATGGTACATTAACTGGTAAACCCGATACTAATTCTTTAGCACGCGGAGATGGTAAATTACCTGTTGGTGAAAAGAATGGTGAACAACATACTTCTCTTGCGAATAAAAGAGCAGGAAGAGAAAAAGGTGTACCAACAGCTGTAGCGGCAGAAATGAAAGAAAGTATTGGTAAGTCTGGTAAGTCACACTTGTA